CCCACATTGCTTGGAGTGTGGTTACTTCCACCACCTTTGCTTAATAGTTCTTGGGCTGTTCTTTGCACTAGAAGAGCGCACTGTTTGACCGGTTCCATCTTGGCTTCTTTAACTCTCGCCCGAATATCATCCGTCCTTAGATGGAATTTAACTTTGGTTTTTAAACTCCATCCAGCCATGAGTTGCTCCTACTTAGGTTTAATTGGCTTTTCAATCTTTTCGAGTGTGACCGACATGTTTAAAGCACCGGGTTCCCGCGAAATACTGATCACGCGATAATAGCCAATCTTTGACGCGAGGCTAAGAACGGTGACATGGATAACGGAACTAAAGGCTGTTCCTCCAAGAACGCTCTTAACCTGTATCCAGTAATTCCCGGGAGTCAGGGTTAGAGTGACAGTACCATTGCCAGTTCGTGAACCAGAACTCACCCAAGTCATCGCGCTCAGTGAAGCTGTATATACTGTATTGACAGCACTGGCGTCGCCAAGTGTGATCGTTACAGTCGCACCAGTGCCCAAGCCGTTGTCCACAGCGGTGATTGTTGGGGTAGCTGGTGGAGTGCCACCACCACCGCCCACCACCAGCGTGCCGGTCTGCGAAACGTCGTATATTTTGTAACCAACCCCGCTGGCCACATTCGCCGTGCCGGGGTCAGTGTTGCGCGCGATCTCATTAAAGGTTCCGGCCACGCCGTTGACGGTATCGGTGTCGAGTACATTGGCAACGGCGGGAAAGTCCGGGGCATAGGTTCCGGACAAGGTAGTGTTGGCAATTTTGCAGGTTTGCCCGCTGAGGTATTTTGCAAGATCGGGCGCACTATTTCGCCCGGCTTCCCACGCCTCGGCATCAAATGCGCCAGCGTATTCCGCGCCTGTCGGGCCGTAGTCGCCAACCTCAATGCGAGTCAGATTTTCCGCTGGGAATACAGCGGACGCCATTGGGCTGTACGTGCCGGTTGTGGCATCGACCGGCACGCTTAGGCGCACATCAGCCGCCGAAGGGACGATCAGCGCTCCGGTGGTGGCGTCAGTGGCGATGCCTGATCGCACATTGGCCGCGTCGGGGATTGCTGCTGTTCCCGCGATGCTAGTTCCAGCCACACCACAGGAAATTCCATTACGGAGATTGCTAGCAATCGGCAACGTCACATTGCCAGTGGTAGCATCCACAGCCACTCCCGATAATGTTTGGCTAGCCGTGGGAACATAGCAGGTGCCAGCTGTACCATCGCCACGATCAACACCATAGCGCACGTCGGCGGCATCAGCATACACACCGCTCACTGGAGCGCATGCAGTCCAAGCAGATGCATTTAGGGCTACATCGACTGAACGTACATGGTAGGCGGTGACATTGGTGTTACTTTCGTCAAGAAATGAACTTGCCGGACTTACTCCTGATGCACCTGTACCCTCCCTAATTTGCCATGGAGTGCCTTGCGTGGTTTGCCATGTTGCAATGCCGCTAACGTTATTAAGGTACTCGTAAACACCGCTTACGGTTCTGCGGAGTTCACAGTAGAAGAAATCCGTGGTGGGTTGAGTCCAATTTGCTAATGAATAAGTTTTTCCGACTGCCGTCACTACTTCAGTCGCAGATGGAGCAGAAGGTGGAGTGACGTCGTTTGAGTATGGTGCTGAATTTGGTGTAAAATTAGCAGTATATCGTACTGTATTAGAGACTCGTAGTTCTTCGATATACCCGACAGACATGACGTATGCACCCGTAGCCCAAATACCAACTCTTGCATAGGTAACTGAGCCATAAATAGTTCCTGCCGCAGTGACATCGAGATCCTTAACGCCGTCGATATAACTGCGCCATACATCACCATCTCGAACTATCGCGACATGGTGCCACTCTCCCAACGAAAGAGCTATAGTGCCTGCTGTTGCCATAACATTCCAAGACGTCCCAGTAGAACTAGCGTATATACTGATTTTTCTCAGACCGCCAGTCGAGAATAAGAACCCAAAGGAGTAGTCGAGTCCTGAGCAATAAATACCTTGGCGGGTGTTGGAAGAAAAGTACACCCAACAGTCAACGGTAAATGAACTGCTGCCGGGGTTGCAAATGTCATAGGTTCCACCTGCTGGGACTGAAAGATATGAAGCTGAACCATCAAAATAGACAGATGCGCCACCATATTTGCTCTGAACGGAACTTACTTTGGGAGTCCCAACAACTGAGATTTTCCGTCCATAGGTGCTATCATCTGGAAAGGAGGTGCTACCATCCTGTCCATCGCCGTGAAGCAGTAGTTGCGTAAAACTATCAATGCCAGCCATTAGTCATTCCCCCTTTTGCACTTCTTACACAGTTGTTTCAGGCCTTCCGCTGTTTTGACAAAATCAAGCCGGCGCGCTTTCACCCTGCATTCGTCGCATTCCATTTTGTCAACCTTCGCCTCGTGGCCGTCGCCGTAGAATCCGGCAACTGCTCCAGTAACGATAGCAGAGACTGAAGCTGCATTCGTGCCATCAGACACATTACCTGACAGGTACAGGTGGCGAAATCTTTCATCACTACTTCCAACATCTGAAGTAGTAACACCATTAGGAGAAAGAAGGCTGTTTGCCATTAGTGATACTCCTTTACTTTAGTTTATGCTGGACTGCCATTTCCAATTCTTTCTTGGTAGCAAAGCGCTCAAGGCAATCAATAGGATGTGAAGCCAAAGCTTCTTTCACGCTGGATACCCCAAGTTGGACTTCAAGAATCGCCGCCAAGAGTTTATCATTAACCGCACTATTTCGGTTCTGTGCATCTTTGATTTCTCGATAGAGATTAGTAATGGCTTCATTGTTTGCTTTACGATCTTCATGAGCAGTCTTTTCCATGGAGTCAACACGCTTGTCAATTTGGTTATATGCCAGCTTTACCAAGCCACCAATACAAGCCACACAGATACCGAAGGCCCACAGCACCGTCCCGCCGTCAATGGTCATAACCTTCCCCCTATCACCTAAGCTCACAAGAGCTTGCCTGTCTTTGCCAGCGTGACAATCTTTTTGACAGATGAAGCAACTCCCATCTCCGCTGCTTTTGTCTCCACCTGATCCGTCACTGTTTTGATCGCGGCTTCATTGCTTGTACCTTTTAGTTCTAGCCGAGCGGCTTCCACCCCTTGGGTGACAGCTACCACCGTTCGCTTATACCGTTCGCTGGTGGTGGTGTAGACTATAGCGTAAAGTCCAAGCCCCATCACCACCAGCCCAGCCAAACTTACCACCAGCCAAAAACAATGCTCTGGATAGGCCTCTACAGCCCTTAAAACGACTAATATACCACCCCCAAGAAGCATGGTTCCCCAGCCTAAAGGGGCATTCAGATAGCGCAAGGCAAAACCGCACACTATCACACCGATACCTATAGCGTAAAGTTGCCACGCAAAAGCAGCGATTGTTTTCTGGATAGAGCTGGACGCGGATGAAATGTTTATGGCCGATTCCGTATTCTTGGAAGTGGAATCATCCGTGTTCAATTTTACGCTTAGCTTATTGCCGGGGACACCTTGCATCTTGAAGATGTCTCCACTGGTGAACGTGTACTGAATCCACGGTGCTTCCAGATATGTCACTGTCCCTTTGCCCTTAGCCACCGGCTTGGTGGAGCTGACGGTAGTGTCTGGATACTTGGCTGACAGCAGCTCAGCACCGTCACCAGAACTAATCACTCCTTCCAAGGAATGCACGCTTTTCTTTTGTTCTGTGCTGGCATTCTTGGTGGAGCTGGTGCTTTTGCTGTTTTGCTTTAGGTCACCGGGATTGCTGTTTCCCCAGCACCCAGCACCCAGCATAATAATCCACGGTATGAGCGCGAGTAGAAAAAATCGAGTGAGGCTGATCGGCTTGCTATACATTCGTTTTTCCTTGCAAGTTTAAAAAGTAAGACGAAGCTATCTAGCCTCACCCGATAAAGTTACTTGTCAACCATGTCACCCGGTTTGCTGCCACTAAGCTTTGACTCAAGTTTTGCGATCGCTTCTTGGGTGGAAGCCTTGGCACATTCGAAAGCGTCTTTGATCTTTTGGTTAATGGCAGCTTCTTGGGAATCACTGATCCGTGAAGCTGTAATCCAGGCAGCAATAACGCCAAGCGTAAATCCCAGCCCAAAGGCCATCCCTGTGATCATGCGTCTCTCCTAGAATTGTGAAGTGTCCACTTCCAAGATATCCCCAATTTCTATGGGATTCTTGGCGTCAGTGCTAAACTGCATCTTACCTTCGTAGAGTTTAAAACCACCCCATACAATTATCGGATCAGCAAGTGTCTCCGCAAAGGAACCGTGCATGTCAGTCTTGGATGGGCGATATCGAATCACGGGAACCATCGGCATTAGAAGATTCCTCCCTTGCTAGAACCCAGCACAAATGGATCGAGCATGTTGGTGATGTCGCTCCCAGCAATGTCAACCCAATTGGCACTTGTCCCACCAGAGTTGTCGCTGCTCTGTGTGGCGCGGTTCTTATACCACCGGGCGAACAGCTGTAGAACAGCCAATTGAATAATGCTTGGAATAGTGCTGGCAATGTAGCCTCCGGTGTAGGTAACCGCATAGCGACGAACGCCATAGTCCCAGCGAGCACCATCCTTCAGCTCAATACGGTGCGAATTGCTGGTGTACAGATCAGCAGCGATTAAGGAATTGCTATTCCAGAGGTCTTCAATTTCAGTGACGCTCGCCAATGGCAAAATGCTAGGCCAAAGGCTTTCTTCACCAGTGCCATCCAGCTCTTCGTATTGGGAACGTGTCGCGCCAAAGGTGGTTCCACAATAATCCATTACCCACTCTTCAGCCGCATCCAGCACAATAGCCAAGGTGGTATCTTCAGCCGTATGTGATATGCGAACGAATTCTTTGGCATTAGCCAGAGTTACGATTCCCATGCTTGGAACTCCTTGTGATTTTTTGTAAAACCAAAGCAGGATCGCCCGTAATCTCGACAAGCTTACAGTCCGCTAAACGTCTAGCGATATTGGAATCCATGATATCCGTATCCCCACGCTTCCTTGGACCACTACCACCCAGCCCATCCATGCTTCCACAAGCTAGCCACTTCACCACTGATTTGCTTGGCTCTACTCTTGCACCCATTTAAAGGCCTCCTTTATGCTAGGTTCTTCACAGCCACCACGTTCCTTAGGGAGCCATGGCAAACCGCTTCCGCAGCCATGCCAGATAAACTGCTGAGCACCGCTGCGAACGTTAATCCAGCGATTCTGGTTATCCAGCTTCAGGTCATCAGCGCATTTACCGATCGGATTAAAATGCTGAGCATCAGGATGCATGATGAATGAAGCCCACGCGCTGCGAGCCACACAATTCCGCAGGATGAACTGATCATTACGCAAGCAAGCCCATATATATGGATCATTCACAGCAGCATTAAAATCGTTGATCACCTTCCAAGAAGCATCTCCCACATTATAGCAAACGACGCCAGCGTTGAAGTGGAACAGCCTGTCTTGCTCTGGGCTGATGTCTTGACCAAACATTAAGCGGTAATCCAGTAGACCCGGAGTTCCCAAGTCAGGCCAAGCCATGACCGAATCCGGCTGCATCTTATCCAGCACCGCATCAATCTTGGCGAGGAGGAAGGCATCGGCGTCGATATGCACCACCATATCATCGAAGGCACATTTGCTCATGGCATACTTGGTCACCCATGCTTTGGCCTTTAACATCATCTCCCGGGAAGGGATTAGGTTCATCTGTTTGGCTTCCACCCCAAGCTGGCCACATAGCTTGATGAAGGCATCACCACAAGGACGCTCCTCCGTGAAGACTATAATTTCAGCTTCATCCTTGGAGTAAAACTTTCTAATGCTCTTGATCAATGCCAATCCACCGGGCTGGAAGGTAGCATCGAAGCAGGTAGCAAAAATCAGCTTAGGCATTTGCCGTATCCTTTGCGATTAGTTCATAGCCGAAGGTTCTTAGTATATTCCTTCGAGTATGCTCTTCCTTAATTTCGTTGATCAGTTTACTTTGGATAGCAGGGTTCTGCATAGTGCTGCTCGTATTGCCACCATGCACCACTACACAGAATTTTCCATCAGGTAGACTTAAAAGCTCATGAGACTTTTTAAGCAGCTCATGATGAAAACTTAAAAAGCCTGATACCTGCTCCGCCAGCTTGAGATGATCCAGCCAAGAGCGTGAATAGTTCCTAGCAAAGAACGGTGGTGGGCAGAGCTTGGGATCATACTCAAAAAGCTTTTGGCTATTGGCGTCGAACAGAAATCCAGTGCGAAAACTAAGCGTGAGTCCAGGCTTTGACGGATGATCAACAATGTCAGCCAAGGCTGAGCTTGCGTACATGTCATCGCTGTCAAGGTGAATAAATGTTACCGTATCCGCATCGGTGCTGCTAAATACCCTGCGAACCGCATCAAGGGTGGGAGACTGTCCCCGATTGAGCGTATCCGTCGCAGGACTAATGCTCAGTATTACTTTCAGCTTAATGCTTGGTGAGTAGAAAGTGGAAAGAGCTTCACGGACAGGAAGTGACAAGTCAAACACTTCCCAAGGAAGCCCAATAACAATAAACACCTCAGCATTAGGCAGCTTCATGTTGAGCAAGCTTTTTTGGGTAAACTCTTTAAATATCTTGGCACGGTTAATCCACCAGTCAGCACATCCGCACCCCTTCGCCCATATCGCACCACCGGGAGCTTGCTCTTGGTGCATGAGGTCTCCAAAGGGTATCCAGAATGCGAATGCTCTTTTCATTGGTTGATCCTTGAAAAGAAAGTGCTGTTCGGAACGAAAGTGTAACCGTTATCCAGTAAGCTTTGCACAGTCGTCTCCAGCTTAGGCCACAAGCCCTTCACTTCCAGCGCGTAGCTATGGGCTGCGATATGGATGGGTAGCTTTTGCATGATTGCCTGGAGCCGTGCTTCTTCATGCTTGCTCTCATCCAAAAATTCTGTCACATGCTGCTGATACCTATGTTGCTTGATGGACGGACCTTCGGCTGTCCCACGATGAGTTGTCCTTACCCACTTAAAACCAGCTTGCTCAAAAGCCCAGAACTGCTCTTGGGAGTGTGAGCCGTAGGGATAGCTAAAGCACTCCAAGGCTTGCGTGCTGCCAAAGAACCGGAACATGGTACTGCGCGCGCGAACCGTCTCTTCAACCAAGCGAGCGTCCGTCAGTTCTTTGATTCTAACATGGAGCATGCCATGCACGCCAACTTCATGAGCATTGTAGAGGAAGCAGATTTTAGCATTGTCCAGTCCACGATAATTGCTTTCCAAGAGCTGGCAACTCGGAATATAGAAAGTAGCTGGGACGCGATAACCGTTCAGCAAGTTAATGGTACGCATATCCCATTCACCACCGTCATCAAAACTAAGTGTCGCCAGCTTCTCAGCCATGTTAAATCCTCTCCAAGATTCCGACATACCCCACGCGCCGGGCATACTTCCACGCTTTGGACTCGGTACAGAAATCTTCCACAGCCTTGGTTACTTGGTCGAGACCCGGTTCAACCCTGCCTACATCATGGCAGAGGATATGATCAGTCATCTCATTAACAGTACGCAGGTCTTTAAGCGCACCTTCGTAGCCGTGATCACCATCCACAAAGACAAGGTCAAAGCTCGGAAGCCTGTTCTCTGCATAACCATCTTTTTCTCGAGCGAACAGGTTCATCATACGTTCAGCAAATTCCTGAGCCGTCCCCACGAATAGATTCATGTTCGGCTGGCGGTTCTTGTGCCAATGTTCAATCACGCCAGCACCAGTGCCAACTCCCTTCATGAAAGGATCAATGCACAGAAAATTTACTTCCGGGAATTCCTTGGCGAGCAGCGCACAAGTAACTCCGCAGAAAGTGCCGATCTCAAGAACCGTTTTAGCATTGGAGCTTTTGATCATGTCGATCCACGCATTACGGTCAACATCACTCATGGCACTATGCCCAGCCATGCCTTCGAATTGAAGTCCCATTATTCTATCCTTTTCAAAGCTCGTTTAACAATTTCCGGAAGCTCCCATGTGACGGGACTAATAATGCCATCCCCACAATCACCAGCCTTGCCGTTCCAGTCATGCCAGCTTTTCATTCGCTTGATTCGACCGGCATCATTGCCATCACGGTTCAGGTAGTAATTATGTTTGGCTTGCATAACATCCTTGGGGAGAGCATGACCAAGGTGATAGATCATGGCCTCTGGGACTTTTTCCCCACGCGTGAATCGTGCGTCATGCAATGCCATTTGGTTTTTATCTTCAGGCATGGGGTGAGTCCTAAAGCGATAGGACTTTCTCCACTGACTGAAGCGGTAATGAGGACAGACGCTGCCGAACGGTTCTAGGATGCCACCCCACCTTGGGTATGAAGTGGGATAGTCATGAATCCAGAACGAACCGTTATGCCACAGATTAACCCAGCGAGGACAGCCGAATAGAATATCAGCTTCCAGCCACTTGTCCAAGCCTGTCCAGATTTCATCACCATCTAGCATCAAGCCACGATTGCCGGTAAACTGATTAACGCACCAGTTACGCATAGCCAGCTTGTCGAGCCAAGTGTCCCGCACTTCCAGCTTGATTTTTTTATCAGGATCAGGGAAAGCCTGTATCGCTTCCAAGCTACCGTCATCAACCTTGGCTGCTTTTACGTCTCGGCCAAAGGCGATAAAGATTTCATCAGCGTAGGGGTAAACGCTCTCCAGTGATTCAGGCACAAAGCCCCAATAGGAAATGAGCTGAACTGACAGCCTTTTGCCCTTAACAGCGTGGTAAGGCAGTTTATCCAGCCTAGGAGCCATGCTAGGGAGGCCAAATTTGCCCTTGTAAGCCCCAAGGTGCAATAGTTTATGGTCACCCCCGGCAACCTTAGCCACCAGCTGACAGAACGCGCTACGATCGCCCCAAGGCGCATAATTGATCAGGTCACCATATTCTTGGCGTAGCACAGGCAGGTCGTAGGCGACGACTGGCGTTCCGCTGCATAATGCTTCAGCCGGAACCATGCCATAACCCTCGAACAAGCTGGGAGCCAGCACCACCTTCGCCCCTCGCATCGCGTCAAACTTTACGGAGTCACTTACTTGGCGGAGAACATGAATCTTGTGGAGCTTGTCTTCCTTAACATCACAAGTGGGCTGACCGATTGCCACCAGATCAAACTCATAGGGCAGATTAAACACGGCTTCAATCGCAACATCACCACCTTTATAAGCTGGTGACCTAGCCGACCACACGGCATAAGGGCGAGTTGGACGCTTCCAAGCTATTGCAGCGGGAATAGTCTCCATCGCATGGAGATTAACCGTCGGAGCTACGATCGCCGTATGCTCTGGCGTCTTGCCCAGCCAAGGCAGTAGATACTTCATGCTTTCATTGCTATTGGCAATGAGCATGTCGGCACGCTGGAACACAGTTTTGCTCGCTCCAAGCGCATTGCCGTATTCAATAAGATTCTTTGCTTCCTTGGGATGATCCTTAAGGTGAGCTTCACCTACGGCGACCACCCAATTTTCTGTCTCGAAGTTAAAGCAGGCCAAGGGAATGCCGGGGTGCATGTTAAGCCACTCACAGCAACGATGTCCCATTTCATCCTTGGAGTCAGTGACGGCAAGATCCAAATCTTCAGGGATCAGGTCTTTGCCATATTGCAGAATGCGAAGCCTTGGATTGCTGGCATAGTCAGCAGCCCAGCGAGGCTGGCCTTCAGTGATAAGGTATACCTCAGCACCGTTATCCGCCAAGGAGAGAGCATACTGATAAAGATGAATGCGACCGCCGCTATACCAATTCGAAGTGCGAAGCCAAATGCCCACGCGCAAGGTGCGAGCAAAACTGTCTGAGGCTGGAGCACCGTTCACGGAATCGAAGCGGTAGTCAGGACTCACAATGCAGCCTTGCGCCAGCAGATCGTCGACGCTGTCTTGGTGGAGAATGTCAATCAGCTCACCAATGGCTACGGTGATCTGATTACCGCGAAAGCCTAACGTGTTGAATTCTTTGATTGCCCGATAATACATGATTCGCCCTCATCCTTGTTTATAAAAGGGTAGCTGAGTGGATAAGGGGGAAGGAGACGGCGAGAAGAGGAACCCCTATATCACACTCAGCTACCACGATTCTGATTCTATGCCGCTTGTTCAGCTGCCCGAAGTGGTAGCAGCCAGATCGCTGAAGAGACGACCATCAACCGGACGGCCACCGAACAGCATGTACATGGCGAAGGCCGCACAGTTGTTCCGGAATTTGTAATCGTCGCTACGACGGATGACCACATCCTGCTCCATGACGCCAATGTAGCCGTCGCGGAAATTACCGAACAGCACATCGCCGACTTTGCCCACAGTGGGGAGTTGGCTGGTGCTGACGTACGGATAGCCATTGATGGTGGGATAATTGCCAACCGACACGTTGTCGACCGCAATCGGACGCTGCTGGCTATCCACCTGAAGCTTGTACCCATTGAGAGCTTTGTTGTTGATGACGTACACACCACCGGGCAAATGCTGCGGTTCGAGCGCACCTTCGAGAGCGACCGCATCCTGCCAAAGGAATTTGTTGATGGTGTTGCGGCCGATCTTGTGGATACCGGCAAAGCCCAGAACACCGGTCGGGGAATTGGTGCCATCACCCTGAAGGATGACGCGATCCAGCTCATAGCGAATACGCTGGCGGAACATATCGGCGAGCAGAGCTTCGAGGTCAATGGCACTACGGCTCAGCAAGCTATGGCTGACTTCGGTGTAGGCATTGCATTCACGAGTGGAAATCTGAATCTGTTCAAACGACAGTTCAGTCTCGCTCTTGGCACTGCCTTCTTGCGCGGTCCAGGAGACGGCAATCGAACCGAACTCATTGGTGTCACTCTGCACCAGCTTCGGCCAAGTGAGCGTCCCCGTCTTGGAGGGAACAACCCGAATCATGTCGTAGACGGAGGGCTTCGGCAGCGGAGTCTGGATCAGCTGCTGGAATTCCTGCGGAACGGTGTACTGGCTGGAACCCGAGCTCACCATCGGAATCGCCTTGGTGACAAAGTCGGTGAAGAACTTGGGAGCCTTGATACCGCCCGAAGCATCCTTCCACGCCGAGCTCTTGCTGTTCGCATCCACGCAGAACGCATCACGTTGGCGATCATGCAGGGATTTCGCACCCTTGGTGAGGTAGGTGTCAAAAGCCTTGCGGTGTTCCTTGTCCTCGACCGCTGCATCCTTGGCCTCGGCGGGTTGCAGGTCATGCGCCTTGGTCTCGACTTCCATGAGGCCTTCGGCCTCTTCGAGAGCCTTCTTGCGGCGGTCATCTTCCTTGAGTGCCTTGGTCTCCGAGATGATTTCATCGGTGATCTTGGTGAGCTCACTGGTCTTGGTGGTAATGGCTTCAGCATGGGACTTGGAATCGGCGTCGTTCATGCCTTCCAACGACTTGACACGCAAATCCTTGAGCGCGTTCTCCAAGTCAAGAGCCTTTTGCTTCATCTGCTTCAAAGTCATGGCTTGTTACCTTTCTGCTTTAGTGCAAACGTGTAAGGCAAGCCCACATGGGCATTACCCCAAATCCTCCGCGTCCAAGACTGCGAGCCTAGAACGCAAAAGAGCCATGTCCGCTCCGGCCTTCGCGACAACGTTGGCGACGTCGCGCTGGGGTGGAGCCAGTGGCACAGCTGGCTTCTGCGGAGGTGCATTCTCGTCAAGCAGAGCTTGCATTTCATCGAAGACGCTTCCCATGCGTTCCAAGAGCATCGCCAAACGCTCTCTATTCGCGGTGGAAATGCTTCGACCTTCCTTCATCTTATACCCAATAACCTTGGCCTGTTTAATGGTGAGGCCATCCTCGGCCATTTCGACAGGCTCGATTTCCAGTTCCATCCCTTCCGGAACAGGCATACCCTTTTCCCGGATTGATTTGATTAAAGCACCAGGAGAAAGGACATATCCTTTTTCTTTGTCATACTCAGAAGAAGACGGCATACTAATTGACCAAGGTTTTTTATTATCTCGTCCGCTGTATATAATTTCTTTTTTATCGTCAGATAGCTCTCGATTTCTAGCAATTCGGTTCAGTTCATAATCTACATCTTTATCATACTTTGAAAGAGAAGCTGTACCAGCGACAAAACGGATAGATCCAACCCTTGGACCAACACCACTGACAGGTCTAACTCCAGGCTTTCCTTTTCCGAATTGTGCTTCTCGAATTATTGATGCAACCCGTGTCTTTGTAACTCCTTTCATCCATTCACTTGGTTCTCCAAGCTTACCTATACCCCTGTCACCAACACGTTGTTCTTTAGTAGGTTCCTTATCATCACCAGCTCCACCACCTGACCCGAACCTATCACTTTCATCCCTTTCTTGGTCAGGAGAATACTTGGTGATAATGGTAAGATCGCCTTTGCTGTCGAGAAGCAGATTGTGCTTTTCCACCAGCATATCCGCGCCACACTTGGGACACTTGCTCTCGTCAGTGGGAGTTACCATTTCCCCACACTCAGGGCATTCCTGCTCTTCCATATCATCTTCAACATCCGCGCCAGCTTCTTCGGGCACGAGCGCTTCCTTGGAGGGATCAGGCTCATCATTGATGTCTGGAGCCGTTCCTTTGGTTAACAGTTCCTCAGCAAGCGACTTGCACACTACACCCTCGGAGCAAGCGCGAGTAATGGCTTCAGGATTAGCGGGGATAGGCACAGCACTGAGCTCCACCATTTCGCTTTCCATAATGTCGTCGCCCTTGCCGTTAGGCTGTGCATCCTTGGTGATGAAGCCGATGCTCCAAGCGTTAAGGTAACCACCCTTGTAAAGCTTGAACACCCCATTGCCACGCTCGGTATCGGCAAACTGAACACGACCAATGATTTGGCCATCTTCTTTATTGATGCTCAAAACCTTACCGATCGGCTCTTGCTTCTGGTCATGATTCCACAGAACGACAGGATTACGCATAAAGTTGGTGAAGTCAAGGCCTCGCGCTGAGACGCGATCACCCTGCCTGTCCTTGGCGGTGGTGGTCATAATCGCATCGAGGGTACGCTCAGCCTCATTGATGCTGAGTACCTTGCTCCCCGTCATAGTCCACGCGCCGTTTACGATAGAATCTTTTTGCTTCCAGATGGAACCCATGTCTCATCCTCCAAGATTATTTAATAACAGGCAGCATTGCACATCGACAATTAGGGTGAAGTGGTGGATGGTACACATCCAGATAAGGAGTCATGCTCAGGGTGACTGACTTGCCCTTGGCATTAGTGCCTTCCACTTCCAGTTCAACACCCCCTTCAGCAAAGGGAGTTCCCAGCTCCACGCGCACACCATTGAGCGCCGAGCAGAATGGGCAGACCAAGTCATCTCCACCAGTCTGCCATTCCACAACCTGAACACCCATCTCCTCCATCGCATCCAGACTGCCTTCGTTATATGCCCAGATGCTGGAAGTCCGTGCGATCATCCTGGCTTTATTGGTGGACAGGCCGAGCAACCGTTCAAGCTCTTCGCCACGTTCGCCCAAGGTAGCATCTTCACCAAGGTCAAGGAGCGCATCATTTATCTCATCAGCCAAGCTGGCAGTGCTGCTACTGGCAATGTTCCATGTCCAGTCGTCGATGTCAGGCAGCGTCCATTCTAGGTCAGCACCAAATCCAGGAATGACAGGTGCTGCCTTTTTAACCTTGCCGGTGACATAGCGTTCAATGCGATTGCTGCCATCCGCAAACAAGCTGGCAATGTAGGGCAGCAAAGCATGGTGGAATTGCTGTATGCGTGCCTTGCTAGCCTTGCGCTCTTTACTCTTTACCATGGCATGGAGCACAGCCTGAACGGAACTCATTATCTTGGGAGCAGTCCTGTCGCACAGACGATAGTCACTGCATAGCTTCGGCATGGTTCACCTTGTTTGCTATAGTGTCAGCGTCAGCAGCAATGCTGTTAGCTTCTTCCATAAGGGAAGCCATGTCCGCCAAATGTTGCTTCAGCTCATCTTCCAGAACAGGATCATCACCAAGAGCCTTGGCACTTAAAGCGGATACCCTTGCACGGCTCGCAGCCAAGCGTTCCCTAGTGGCAGCAATGCGCTGAGTGACAGCTTCCATCGCTACCTTATTGGCAGCAGCCCGGTCACGAACAGCACCGAGGTCACGCTTCATTTCATCGATATGAGTTTGGCTGGCGTTAGCTGAAGCCTTTAATCCTTCAAGCTTGGAGCGAACACCTTCAATTTGTTCTCTGATCTTGGTGATGTTGCTCTCATGCTTGGTTCGCATATCAGCCAGTTCATCATCATGGTCAATGGGCTGGCTAAGAATTTTGCTGAACAGCTTGTTGACGTCTACCTTGGGCAGCTCCTCTACCTTAATGCGTAAAACGTTAGCGGATTCATTGCCATTGCTGCCACTGCCATCCCCATCACCTTCAGCAAACCGACCTTGCTCATCACGGTAGGGATTGCTTTTAAACGTCCAAGCTTTGCCAGTGCCACCAGCTACAGGCTCGCCTAGGCGCTCGCTAGGGCTTGCAGGAGGCACTTCCGGGGGAGGGGTGCCACCAGTGCCTACTGGCACCGGAGACGACGCATAGCCGCGAAGGTAGACGTTCCCGTCAGTGGCTTCCTGTAAGCCAGCAATCTTGCGACATTCATTAACGGTAGCCATCCCACTGGTGAGCAAGGTGCTGGCGCGACCAGCGTTCTGAGCAAGGTCAGGCTGCAATTCGCTGATCTCATCATAATCAAAAGCAACAGCCCAGCCATCTTCTTGGGAAGTAGGATCGATCAAGCCTTGCGTCAACGCTTCCGCCAAGCTAAGCCACATAGGAACAAGCGTATACTGTGCAAAGATTTTCTTCGCCTCACCAATGTTGCTCCAAGGGCTGTTCTGCAAACCTGCCCAGCAACCAATAAGAATGGGAGGTGTAGCCATGGCGGTACAGATTCGCGTCTCATTAAGACTGGTCATGCCACTATGACCAAGGTCACCCACTGGTGGAATTGTTTGGAGCTTGGCTTCCTGCCCTTCAAGGAAGAGGGGCTTGCCCCGCCTACCCATGCCCAGCTTCTGCTCGAAGGCAGCGCGAATCGCAGTCTTGGCGTCCGCACCAATACCTCCGGGCACATTGATAACCACGCCGGGAATACGAATGTTGATTAGATGCTCAGCCACATAATTTTCATCGGTCTCGTCTAGACGGGCATTGCGCCACGCCAAGCCAACTGAACTGATTGCGCTGTTAAAGTCACGAAAATCTGGATTGCGCCAAATGATCATATCCTTGGGATCAATGCCTTCGATGCGAGCAGCTCCAGGCACGACAATGGTAAAGCTCTTGGGGTACGGGCCATAGCTGCTTCCCATGCCCGTACCACTTTCCTCTTGGCCGTTCTGCATTACCTGTTTGACCCAGCTGGAAGGAACAGGCCAAAGCTCGCCTTTGCCTTCTACGATACGATCAGGCTGGGGAGAGCCGAACTCATCTCTTGGGGAGGGTAACACCTTGCGCGTAAACATATCGCCGCCTTTGGTCGGCATCTTCCAGACATAACTCACACCAGTAGAGCGATAATTGCCTACCATAAAATAAAGTAGATTACTCCAGGACATGGTCTTGTTCGGCCTGAGCAATAGCTTGCGCGCCAGCGTCTCTTGATCGTAGGGTTCCCAAGTGCCTTGTTCATCTTCTCGGCCGATAACAATCTTGGCGTCTAGCAGCTTAACCGCCTGGAGTTCGATGCAACGACGAATGACAGGATGCTGAGCAGCCAAGTTTTCCATGTCTTGGGGCATGGGCTGGCCAAACACATCTTCGGTGGAGTTGCGTGCTGAAGAACCGAAGAGAGGATTGCTGCCATTACCAATAAAGGCATTACCACCTAAGAAGCTCAAGGCTTTAGTGACGAAGCTGTTCCACGCCATTTTGATTGCTCCTCTAGTCGACTGACATACTTTGCTTATCGCTCAGCAGGAAGCAATAGCCAAACGCATCAACAAAGTCATCGTGTGAATCTTCTTCGTCATTGCCCGTAAAGCTGGTTACTTCTTCAGTGAACTCAGGAACAAGGCTTTCACTATGGTAGATGAGCCCTTGTTCGTACCTTGCTTCGAGGGGCATGAAGCGAGTAAGTTTATCTTTGGATGGATGAATGTCACGCACAGGCAAAGTAGTATCGCGCCATAATTCCTGACAGAGCCATTGTTGCGCTTGCACGCTTTCCACAGCGATGGACTGGCAATGCCATTTGGTAGCCATGTATTTCATGCGAGCCATGATCTGGCGCATAGTGCCTCGCATGCGATGAACATCAGCGACCCAGAAAATGCCGGTGCTGCTATCTTTGCCACCTACTACAATGGCTGTCCAGTCGTTATGGGCTTTCTGGCCAATGGCTGGATCAACTCCCATGTTGAATTCAATTCCTTGGGGGAGCTTGCCAACATGGACCCACTCTTCCTTAATTCGTGAGCCAGACATCCTAATGAATTTGCCCAATAGCTCTTGCTTGGCAAACTCTGTAGAATACTTGGCTTTTAGCTCTTCAACGAATTCAGGCGGGTTAAAACTATTCTCGTAGGTAGTGGCATTAATAAGTTGGTAGCCACCACGCTTTTCTTTTTCAAATAGTTTGTAGACCCAGTCGTACCCTCTTGGGGTAGTGGTAATCCAGCCACGTCCTGGTGAAAGACGCAGACGGCCGATGAGCACGTCCCATGTCAGTGACTTGCACATGCACCCTTCATCTATCCAGAACCAAGAAAGGTTTGGACCGCGAAGGGTATCGGGCTTGTCCGCGCTTCGCCATAATACTGTTGTACCATTTTTTAAAGTCATGGTCATTGACGAAGAATTAAACTTGTCAATAAAGCCACGGTAATACTTTAAGAAGACGGCCAAGGTGCTGTCGCGCAATTGGGGATAGGTAGGAGCGACCACCATACCTACGCTATTGGCTGGCATACGCAAAAGCTCAAGGCATCCTGCTCGCGTTTTGCCACTGCCAACACCACCCACAAAAGCGCGAAAACGATATGCACATTGCCAGAATTTTCGTTGAGCGGGAAGTGCGTCATGCTTGATATGAATGTGCCTAGGTGTTGCTGCTGTCGATGTCATCACAGGATTTCCCACCGGTCAGGTCCACAATGAATTCAGCCTTCACATTTACTTCACCACTATGCTGAATTTGCAAACGATCACGATTATAGAAATCGGGCTGATGACACTTCAATAGAAAGATCATGAGGGTATCACTTTTGGTGAGAGCACGTTTGCGAGCCTGTAATGCTAGAGTGTCACAGGCATCATCAATCGCTTCTTGCCATTGCTCAGCGAAATCTGGATTGTTCTTTCTTTCACGATAAGCATTGAGCCTATTGATTTTTACTGCCTTGCATGCTTCAAAAACATTTCCACATTCTCGAAGGACTTTCAGGAAAGGTTCCTTCCACGTTTTCCTTCCTAAACTCTTGATATCAAGTCCTTTTTTTCTCACTTCATATCTCCATTTCTCTTTATGTGATTCTTCTTCTCTTCCTTTTGCCCCCTCGCCTTACACTAACTGTTATAACTAGAGCCGAGCTTAAGGCAATTTCTATTTCGAAATTCTTTTAATAATTTTTTTCATCCCTTGGGCTGGCGTTATGCTCTGCTCCCACGCATCTTTCTCCAGCCACTTGCCGTCGGCATTAAAGGCAGCAGCCACGGCCACCACATGCTGACCCGTCTCCCTATTGACGCTCCGCATCACCACGCCTTGGCCCATCTCGAGGAACACCGGGCTGTCCCCGCTATCAGGACAAGCCTCCACTAAGGTCTTCAGCACCTTGAGCAAGCTTTTGCGTCCGACACATACCCGCACCACTTCTTTTCCTTCCTTGGTGGTGAGGGCTTTGCCTACCACGCCACGCCAGTCGGGGAAGCGTTCCTTCTTAGGCCATTCGGCTATGCGACGAGTCCGGCCACTTTTATCCACAGTCGTGAACTCTGTCTTGCCAGCATCCTGCCCCACGGTCATGGCCACATGCTGAAGGCTGAGACGCTTATCCTTGGGAATGATGGTTTTAACTTCGCTGATAAAGTCAGGGGAAAGCACTACGCCATGATCGCCTGGAGTGCCCAGCTGTCCCACGTTGGGAAAGTGTATCTGTGCCTTGGTTGGTCCCACAGCCACTAGGCCAGCCCCATCACAGGCGATGGTCGCCCCATCACTATCGAACTGCACGCCATTCAGCGCACCATCATACGGGTTGTCACTGGCCACGCTCGCCACTTCTAAGTTCGCTTTGCTGTATAACATTTTTAACTCCTCTTAAGTATCATCCACACAGTAAAACCTGTAACCAGCCACACCACACATTTGGTTATCGCTTCCGGCCAGTCCATGGCTTAGTTCTCCACCATAAGCGATTGCTGCTCAGAAAGTTTTTCCAGCAGCCAAGCGGCATTAGCACCACACGATCCACCCTGCAAAAGCCCAATACACTGATCGCCCATAAGCAGAGTGCATGGCTTAAGACAGAAAGGCTTTCCCTCCTTCAGTACACCAGCTTCCCACTTGCTGAAGTCTTTACAGGAATAGCAGACTATGCTCGTATTCTCTACGCCACATGTCTGACATATCTTACCATCATGCTTTCGATAGTGCTCTACTATCCTTCGCATCTTCATCTTCATGGTTCAACCCTTCTTGGGATATTTTGGATACTGCTGTTTGAACCTGATAACATTCTGCATAAGCTCACAGTATTCTTGGTAGAGTATTTCTTTATCACACTTAGCTTTATCCAGCTCTTGGCTGTTCAAAGCTTTACGATATGTAACCAACCTACCGTCAGCCATGACATCTTCTATCACAAGAAAAATACGCATACCTACCCTTTCTGCTTAGATTCCCATCTATCCTTTATCTCCACATAGTGTAGACAATTTTCACACGGAGAATCACACAGCATTTCTGTCTGATATTTACAGGTTTGACAGGTAGAACAATTTTTTATTTCTTCCCTTATTGGCTTTAACCCTTGCTCAGTCAATTTACTGACAGCCACGTCTGAGCTGAGATCTTGTATGTTCCGCATGGCTTCTTTTAATTTCTCGACTTGGGTGCTCAGCTCAATATACTTGTTAAAGAACGGACACACTGTACCCAGACAGTGAGCTTCACTAGCCATTCTCCACCGCCTTTCCCGCTCTGATCTTCTTTTCCAACCTCTTTATCCACGCCCGCAAGACAGCTTCTTTGTCTGTTCGCTTTCGCATCCAATTGGGTCTATTTGGATTCCCGGCGCAACATAGACCGTATTTTCCATTGTCTCGATATTCCCCTCCTCCATAGCACGGGCCTCCTTTGCTCATGCCCTTGCAATATGAGAGCGCGCAATTACCACAAGATCGCACGATTACACCGCCTTTCCCACTTCGGCCTTCGGCTGCCAGCCGATGCAGACATGTTTTGGATTGATAGTTATGCCTTCTTCACTACCCATACATATCGAAACCTTAGTGTTGGCATACAGGCAAGTCTGACACCATTTATTAACTTCTTTCGGAGCTTCCTTCCCGCCAGAGTCAACCTGAAAAACCGTGTCGCGCTCCAGGCATCCGCCAGTTAAATATGGATCAACACGAACAGAGATATCTTGATGCTTGACGGTGATGACAGACTTCGGAGCTTCTTCCTTCCCGCTGGCGAGGGCTTGATAAGCAGCTGCAATTTCCTTGGCCGATTTGGACGCATGGCTAAACGACTCCCACCCGTCGCGGTCATAATCTTTTTCCAGAAGCAAAATGTCCGCAGCCTCAGACAATTTTTCCAGACAGGAGATAGTTCCCCAAGGTTTTATTGGATTAAAAACCTCCAGTGCCTTCCGCAGCCGCTCAATCTCGGCGCGGTAAGCAAAGACCTCGACTTTCTGCGATTCAATAAAATCCTTATGCCTGTGGTTTTCTCCGATCACATTGTTAAGCGATTCCTTTGCCCATATCAATTCCCGCTCATATTTCTGAGCGCTATCGCGGAAGCTATCGCGCTCAACCCGGGTGTCTTCGAGTTTGCAAACAGCCCCTACACGCTGCACCTCTATATTATCAAGACCCTTTAATGCGATATCGCGTTCGCGGGTGAGCTTTTCGATCTCCGCGTCGCGCTCCGCAAGCTTTTTATTAAAATCTTCCAAGAGCATAGATACTCCTTTTTTTTTTTATTTTAGAAAATGCTCACAGGATGCCTATAGGGTAAACATCCTGTGAGCCATGCCACTGGAATCCGGGAAAGCTTGTGGCATGTTGGCTAGCCCATGCCAGCCAATGCTTATTATTTGATCTTAGTCCAGGACTTATCCATCACCCCAGAAAGATACCACGCTTCACCGGTGATGGTGTCTATACGAACGATGATGCTTTGGCTACCTGCTACCTGAAAGCGACCGAGTAGATTAACGTTCACACTTTTGCTTTCTTGGGGGAGTGGTGCTTCGGCTGTCGTCTCTGCAGCTGTGACATCTTCTATCGAGACGCGAGCCGCCCACAGGAAGAATGCTAGAATGATGCTGAGCGTTAGCACAGCACCCAAGTCTTTGATCATTCCCACGCTCTTGTCATCATAGCCCACAGACTTCATCCCCATTTTTCCTCCTTTAGCTTTTTCTGTTCTTCTTGGTATTTGCGATAATCCATTATCCGTAGCAGATTGGATAGAATATAGCGAGCACAAGCATTGATCACCAAGAACAGAGCCAGATAGCATTCCCAGTCTTTATCCATATTCATATAAGCTTTGTAGAGACAGCCAATACTGGATAACAAGGCGATGCTGATGAAGAGCAACATCTGTATCGCGATCATAAACATAAAATCTCCTTAATGAACAAGACGCCGAAAGGCTTTTACTGGAACCACGCTGCACCCCATCTTGGTGAGGCGATTCAGCACAGAACTCCAGTCCGTGACTGAAGTAGCTTTGTTAAGATCAGTGCGAATTGCTTCAGCCAGCTTTACCGCTTGCTTGCACCGACCTTTTACTTGCACCAAGTTTTTACTTTCGTTTAGCCACACCCCAACACATTCACCATCTTTCTTGGCGAGACACTTTGGTCGCATCAGCTCACACCCTCCCACTCGAACCGTAGCCACCTTCACCGCGAGCACAGAAATCATGGGAAGCCTTTTCCTTCTCCATCTCATGATTCCATTGGGGATCGGAAATGTTGGTGAGAAATACCCTTGGCACGCGGCGGAAGGCCAGCTGAGCAATGCGCTCACCGTAGAGAATGTCCACATCAGGTTTGCTGCTCGCATAAATGATTGCGCCAATTTCGCCACGATAGTGAGCATCAATAGTGCCAACGCCGTTCACCATCATCAGGCCGTGCTTAAAGGCCATGCCACTTCGCGCTCGCACCTGCCCCTCCCAGCCATGTTGAAGCTGAAGCCAGACGCCGGTCTTTGCGAGATAGCGACCACCAGCACGGAGTCGCCATCTTGGAGGAATGTTCCCATCTCCGGGATCAGTAAATGTGGGAATGGATTTCCCATCCGTGTCGCAGAGTTCGCGTATTCGCAGGTCGTAGCAAGCGTCACTTCCGTGAGCTTTGGCTGGGAGCCAGCGTTCTTCATTGTTGAACAATTTAACCAGAAAATCGACATCGTCACAGCCTTGGCACTGGTTTTCATCACGATCGCACATTTTTACTCCTTTTGCCTTAAACGGTCTAACATTTTGCCCTAAAAGCAGCCTACCCATTTCTGTAAGGTTGATATTTTTTGCCATGCTTGCAAAATTCTCAAACCAAAAACCCCTAAACCACCCCCCATATATAGTTATTAGCTTCTTAATCAATAAAAAATAAAATATTCCAATAAATTAGTAATTGATAATAAGTATAAAAAAATAAAAATATACCATTGAACTAGACTTTGAGAAAAAAGGAATACTCCAATGAACTAGACTGTAAACAGCACCCCCCACCCCCCACCCCCCCACATATAGGGGGTGGTTTAGGGGTTTTTGGTAGCGGAGTTCAGCATTTCCCTGTAAAAACGCGAGTTTTTATCCATTTTTAGCCAAAAGTAAGGCAAAAAGATAGCCAAACGCGTTTTAAGGCTCGTAGGAGAAGTAAAATGCGTCCAAGGTAGGTAGGCCGCCCCCACCCCAAAACTATTGCACCTTGGGGCTGCTAGATCGGTTATTTGGCTCGCAGTATGCGCTCCCACCCCCTACGTTTGTTCCCCGGTTCCGAGTAGCTGGCAATGCCGAGCTGCTTGGTCATGGACCAGAATGCCTTTTCGTTCCATTTTGGACGCCGAAGGGTAAAAGGTTTGGTCTTGCCATGGGGAAGCAT